GAATGATAGGCGTGGGTGGTGTGCAGCTATGAACGGGGTTTCTGTTGTAAGGGATGACGTTGCCAAACTGATGGCTACTATTAGGGCAATGGGAAATGATGGCGATGTGCTGGTGGGGATACCTGCCGATGAAGATGCACGAGCAGATTCACCGATTGGTAATGCTGCCATCGGGTATATTCAGGAAAAAGGCAGCTCAAAACAAGGCATCCCGCCGCGCCCGTTTTTAGAGCCTGGCGTTGCAAAGGTTGCGAAACAGTGCGCTGATGTTATTGGTAAAGGCGCTATCACGGCGCTGACAGATATGAACCCGCAGGCCGTATTGACTGCAAAAAATAAAGCCGGATTGATTGCGCAGAATAGTGTGAAGGCTACGATTACCGCTGGCGATGGTTTCGAGCCATTGTCAGAATCCACACTGGCAGCTCGCAAGCGCCGTGGGGTATCACGCACGAAGCCGCTTATCGATACCGGATCGCTGCGAAACTCAATAACGTACGTTATCCGCAAGGGTAAAAACTGATGGCTGCTATTGATGTCAGCGATATCGTCGGTGATCCAGATTTTCAGGATAGCGTCACGCTGATCCGCAGGACTTCTGTTGTCAATTCAACCGGGCGCAATGTGCTGGCAGAATCGTCATCGACTGTACGTATGGTTGTACAGCCAGCAAAGCCGGATGATTTACAGCGTCTGCCTGACAGTGTACGCAGGCAGGATGCGATAAACGTGTGGTATCGGGGCTCACTATCCGCAGATGCTGGTGGCGTTTATCCAGATATTATTGTCTGGGGCGGCAAGCGTTTTCAGGTGCAAACCGCTGATCCGTTCGGCAACTGGTCGAATGGCAATGGCTACACCGAATCCATTTGCACGCTGATTGAAGCGGGGTATAACGCCCCATGAGTAGCGCGACTGGTGGATATCTACGCCCGGTAGTCAATTCTGTAAACGATAATGCGCTGGCTGATATTTTGCAGGCGTTTATTGTAGGCGTGACGGGATTGCCAGGCGCATACGTGCGACCGATGTGGCAGCCAAACCCGCCCGTAATACCGACGAATGGCACAGACTGGTGCGCGTTCAATATCGGAAACATCCAGGCGATTCAGGGCTATCAGACCATGAATGCCGATGATGATTTCAATTTTCAGCAGCATGAAACATTTGATTTATCGTGCAGTTTCTACGGTACGAATTGCCAGCGATATGCGTCGATAATCCGTGACGGATTGCAGCTCAGTCAAAATCGTGAAGCGCTTTGGTTGCAGAATATATCAGTGAGTGGCGGCGTGCAGATCGTGCATGTGCCCGAGCTGGTTAACGATGTATGGCATGACCGGTGCGATATTGTTGTCGGCATGGGTCGAGTGGTCACGCGGGAATATGAAATCCTGTCGGTGCTTGGCGCTGCGGGAACGATAGAAACAGGCGTGCCTGAAACCAGTACGCCATGGAGCGCAGGCGTTAAAGCGCACACGAAAGTATTCAGCAACGTATTCAGCAACGTATTCGGGTGATATATGCCGACCATTTTAGAGCAAGCGGAAACAATCAGGGATGAAACAACCGAATATGCGAACACCCCGGAGCGCGTTGGGGATTGTCTGGTTGATATTGCGAATGCATTGGCGTTAGAGCCTGCATTTTGCGACGCGGCTGTATCTGGCAGCGCATTGCAAACAGATATCACGTCCGCAGGGCAATTTGAAATGATTGTCGTTTCTGGTGTTGTTGCAAATGACTCCAATATGTTTACAGTTTCTGATGCTGGAGTGCTTACATATACCCCAACAGATTCAAAAAGCAGGCTGTTTAGAATAACCCTGACGGCATCAATGTTTTGCGGCACTACCTCCAGGCTGATTCAGGCATCTATAGGCAGCGGCACTGCTGAAGATTCAGGCAATGTAATCAGTGACACACTGCCCGCATCTGCAAATAAACAGGGTTCTATTGTCTGTAATTCTGTGCGAATGCTTAATCCATCGCAGACGATTGCAATGTGGGTGACTACTTTTTCAGGTACGGAAAGCCTTACTGTAACAAACTATACAGCGGCAATATCACAGGTCGGCATATATTCAGCCACACCTCCCCCTTGATTGCTGTTTAGGTACAAATACTGATATAATCGCGCAGTAAAATGCGCTTAACGAGGGCAACATCATGGCAACTGGCTTATCTGTATCGCGTCTTGTTCGCGCAACGATTAACCTTTCACCCGTAGCGGCAGCGCGTCGAGGATTCGGCACGCTGTTAGTGGCTGGTGATTCTGACATTATCGATACCCGCGAGCGCGTGAGATCGTATACCACGCTTGAATCCGTGGCTGCTGAGTTCGGGCTGAATGCCCCAGAATATGCAGCCGCTGCCCTGTATTTCGGGCAATCCCCGCATCCGTTGACGCTGATGATTGGCCGATGGGCAAGCGCTGACACGTCCGCTATCCTGTACGGTGGCACGCTGTCGAGCGTTGAACAGACCATCGGCACATGGAATGCCATCACTACCGGATCGTTCAAAATCACGATTGACGGCACAGAGCGCACCATCACTGGCCTGAATTTCTCAGCTGCCACTACCATGACCGGCGTGGCTGCGATTATCAATACCGGCCTGTCTACGTATGGCGGTTGTACATGGGATGGCAATAGCTTCGTCATCACGTCTGACACTGCGGGCACAGGTTCAACACTGGGCTATGCATCTGCCGCTGGTTCGGGCTCTGACATTTCTGCCCTGATCAAATGCACCAGCTCAACAGCTGCCAGCGCCTCTATCGCCGGTATCGATGCTGAAACCCCTGCTGAGTGTGCGCTGATTCTGGCAAATATTTCTGCCGTCTGGTTTGGCCTGGCATTCGCTGCCACTGAAGCAATCACAGATCAAGAATATATCGACGTGGCTGCATTGATCGAAGGGCTTGATCTGAAGCGCATCCTCGCAATCACCACGCAGGATGAAGATTGCCTCGATAGCACCGTAACAAATGACATCATGAGCGAGCTGAAAACGCTGGCATACAAGCGCACATGGACGCAATATTCCAGCTCTAGCGCTTATGCTGCCGTGTCTGCTGTGAGCCGTGCATTCTCTGTAAACTTTGCAGCGAACCGGTCTACTATCACGCTGATGTACAAAACTGAGCCGGGCGTTGCTGCTGAGGTATTGACAGAAACGCAAGCCGCCACACTGAAAGACAAGCGCGGAAACGTATTTGTAGAGTACGTTAACGACACTGCAATTATCCAATATGGCGCAATGGCAAGCGGTCATTATTTCGATGAAATCCACGGCCTGAGCTGGTTCGAGGATACCGTACAGAATAACGTCTACAACCTGCTGTATCAGAGCAAAACCAAGATCCCGCAAACCGATCCAGGTCAAAACCAGATCGTTGCGGCTGTTGCGTCGGCATGTAAAGAGGCTGTGAATAATGGCCTGATTGCACCCGGTCAGTGGAATGCGGACGGATTCGGCCAGCTGTCAAACGGTGATTTCCTGCCTGACGGCTACTACATTTACACCCCGCCGATGGCATTGCAGGCGCAGGCAACACGCGAGCAGCGTATCGCCCCGCCGATTCAGGTAGCTATCAAGCTGGCCGGCGCGATCCAGGAAGTGGATATCATTGTTGACGTTAATCGCTAAGGGGTTAAGACATGGGCACATATAGTTTTCAAGATGTAAACGGCGCGATTACAGGCGCTGGTGGTTCTATCAACCTTGGCAATGGCGCTGGCAATTCTGAAGAAGGCATCATGATCGAGCCTTTGGAAGATAAAAACATCATGACCATCGGCGCTGATGGGCAGGGTATGCATTCATTGGTAGCTGGTAATGCTGCTACCGTGACCGTGACATTGCTCAAGACATCGCCCGTCAATGCACAGCTGATGGCAATGTATAATTACCAGAAATCCTCTGCTGTATTGTGGGGAAAAAATACGATTGTTGTGTCAGATTTCGGGCGCGGCGATCTGGAAACCTTGCAAGAGGTTGCATTCAAAAGCGTACCAGCAAACGCATACGCAAAAGAAGGCGGCACAAATGCATGGGTATTTGATGCAATTCAACGGTCTACCGTTTTGGGCGTAGGCACACCGGAGCTATAACATGGATTTTTCGATAGATGGTATCGAATACAAAGCAGTGAAGGTTGACGCAGTAAAGCAGTTTCATTTAGCGCGGCGATTGTCTCCGTTTTTGGAGGCGATTGTTCCGGTGATTGCAAAGGTTAAAGGCGGCATCCTGGCCGCCGATAATCCTGAAGCGTCATTCGATGCGTTGCTGGAAGGCTATGCGCCATTTGCAAAAATGATGGCAGATATGCCGGATGAACAGGCTGATTATATCCTGTTTGGCTTGCTGGCATGTGTGAAAAGAAAGCAGGCGCAGGGCTTAGGCTGGGCGAATATATCGAATGGCAGTGCGCTGATGTTTCAGGATATCAACATGGTGCAGATGCTTCAGTGTGCATACCATGCATTAATGGAGAACCTAGCGGATTTTTTTCCACAAGGCGTTGCGACTTTGAGCGCCATAGGGCAGAAACAAAACGCTCAGTAACATGGGCGACAATGCCAGATGGTGACGATTGGTTGTGGCGGCCAGTGGGGGAGCTGTGTAAGTATGAGAGTGTTATTGATGGCACGTTGACGCTGGCAGATATTGCAGTGATGAATAACATTCTGGACGTTCGGCAAGAAAACGAGCGCAGATATTTAGAGGCGAACAAGTGAGCGCAACAGTAATAAAGGAGTTTCTTGTAGCGCTTAACTTCGATGTGAATAAGTCAGGCGCGTCGACGTTTGCAAGCAGTATTGCTGATGCATCGGTGAAGGCTGCCACGCTTGGCGCTGCTGTGCTTGGCGCTGCTGCTGCCGTGACAAAGTTTGTCACATCGGTCGCGTCCGAGCTGGATGTTGTTGGCGATCTGGCAGAGCGCACAGAAAATGCGGCCAGTGAAATCGACAAGATGGGCTACATTGCCGAGCTGACCGATTCAAGTATCAATGCCGTCAATACATCACTCGAAGCGCTGAATAAAAACGCTGGCGATACCGCTATGGGTATTGGCCGGGCGAAAAAAGTATTTGAAGAAATCGGCGTAGAAGTCAAGGATGCAAACGGCAAGCTGAAAAACTCTACAGACTTGATGCACGAGGTTGCAGGCGCGATCAAGGATATGGACAAGGGGCAGCAACAGGCTGTGCTTGAGCGCCTTGGCATTGACCGCACCATGTTAAAAATGCTCACCACGGACGTTTCAGCACTGTCTGGTGAGTACGATAAAATGATGGAGGCGGCTGGATTCTCGTTTGATGAAGCCGTGAAAAATGCGGGTGAGCTGGAAGATGCGCAGATTAAATTGAAGCTGGGCATGACCAAGCTCAAACAAGCCGTGGCCGCGTCGTTTTTTAAACCGCTGGCAAAGTCATTCGCGCAATTTAATGATCTGCTGATCCGGTCAATGCCTGCGATTATCAAGACGATCACGCCCATCATCGCTATCGTTATGAAAGTGGCAGACGTTTTTATATTCCTCGGGTCGGTTGTATTGCGCGGGATTGGCGTAATTGTTGACGGTCTGACAAAGCTGAATGATATAACGAACGGCTGGGCGGGTTATATTCTGGCAGCTGTAGCGGCTTGGACTTTGCTGAATGGCACATTTCTCGCGTCACCTATTGGGATGATCCTTGCGCTGGCAGCTGCTATTGCGTTACTGGTTGATGATTTTCTTGTATGGCAGGAAGGTGGAGACTCTCTGATAGATTGGGGTAAGTGGAAAGAGGAAATTGATATTGTCACCGGCATAGTCGATGCTTTTTCTGCAAACCTTAATGCAAAATTTCAGTCATTTTTTGCAACGATTGACGCGCTCAGTAAATTATTGAGCGGTGATTTTGTCGGAGCGTGGAGAGCTGCAGGAATAGCAGTCGAAGATTTTGGGATTAAGTCACTCACAGCACTAACCCCTCTTGGTTTTCTGAGTGGCGTAGTCGATTCCGTTATGACTCCATCACCTGCGCAGGGCGCGGCAATGTCTGGCAGTGGCGCAAACGTCAATCAGCAAACTGTGATTAATGTCAACGGCGGCGAACCGGTAGCGACAGGGCGGGCAGTGGCAGGCGAACAGTCGCGCGTCAATGGCGACATGGCACGCAACATGAAAGGCGCTATTAAATGAGCGGGTTCATGGATGCGCTGGGGTTTCCTGTTGCGTTTAAGCCTAAGCGCAAAATAGGCAGCTTCGAGGCCACGGTCACGATTGAGGAAGGTGCACAGGATGATCTTGAGATCACGCAGCACCCGGTACAAGACGGCGCGGTTATCACGGATCATGCATACAAAAAACCAGTGACGTTATCTGTACGGGCGATGTATTCGCCTATGGTCATCGGCGTGCCTATCGATGAAATGTACCGTCGGCTGTTATTGTTACAGTCGAACCGCATCCCGATGGATGTGGTGACAGCCAAGCGCGTATATAAAAACATGCTGATTAAATCGCTGGCAGAAACGACGAACAAAGAAACCAGCCAGGTTCTGGATGTGGCTTTCTCATTGCAGGAAGTCATATTGACCAGCGTGGTTGTGGTAACAGTACCGGCGACATCGATCAACCGGGCGAACCAGCGAGAGCCTGGCCGCACTGGGGCAAACCAGAATGGTGGCATCAAGAAAGCAGGGGATATTCCAGCGGCCGACCAACCTAAACGGCAATCTGTATTGCGGGGGCTGGCCGGATGACTGATACCGTTTACACAATGCCGCTTACCAATGTGCCGCAGCGCTTCAATATGGATATTGTCGGCGTGACGTATACCATTCTGTGCCGGTGGAATGAGTCCATTGGGTGGAGTCTGGATATATCGAATGCGACTGATGATTCGCCATTGATAGCCTGCCTGCCGCTGACTGTTGGCGTTGATTTGCTGGGGCAGTACGCCTACCTTGGAATAAATGCAGGGCTGTACGTATACACAGACGGCGATCAATTCCAGCCACCCACTCTGGAAAACTTGGGCGCTAATTCAAACCTGTATTTGCTGGTGAGCGAATGACCGGCGAGCTGCAATATATCAGAAAGTGCGATTTGATCGTATCGAATGAGACTGGCGACGCATTGAATCTGGCAGGGCTGACGATCAATTTCGCCATCAAGAAAACAGACGGGCAGACACCGAACACAGCAGCCATCCGCGTTTATAACCTTAACGAGGATACGCAATCGCGCATCAAAAAGGAGTTTACCCGCGTGACATTGCAGGCCGGTTATGAGTCGAATTATGGCGTGATATTTGACGGCAACGTGAAACAATATACCGATGGTCGAGAGAATGTGGTCGATCATTTCCTTGATATACAAGCCGCTGACGGGGATGAATCGTACAATTTCGCCGTAGTGAATGCGACGCTCGCAGCCGGTGCAAAGCAGCGTGACCAGATAGCAGCAGCAGCCAAAACCATGCAGCAGCTGGGCGGCACTGATCTGGGCTACGTGGGCGATGAAACCGACGGGGAAGCCTTGCCCCGTGGCAAGGTGATGTATGGTATGGCGCGTGATTATATCCGTAATTCAGCGCAATCGTCGGCCAGTTCTTGGTCTATCCAGAATGGCAAGATCCAGGTTGTGCCGCTGACTGGCATATTGCCCGGCCAGGCTGTGGTATTAAATAGCCAGTCCGGTCTGGTCAATGCGCCTGAGCAGACCAATGACGGCATAAAGTTCCGCTGCCTGTTGAATCCACAGCTAGTGATTGGCGGCATGGTGCAGATCAATGAGCGGGATATTATCCAAGCAAAACTGGACGATAATCCATCGCAGGACGGGCAGAAAAAAGAGCCTGCACAGATACAGCATGACGGTTTTTACCGATTGATTACTGCTACAATAGCGGGCAACACGCGGGGCAATGATTGGTACATTGATGGCGTTTGCCTGCCGATTGACCAGACCGCACCGGTTGGCAAGAAAGTGCAGGGGCAATAGTGGACAGACGCGAACAATATGATGACCCCGAAGAATCGCTACGCATGGCGATGGATGGGGCGTTGGCTCAGGTCTGGACGGCACTGCCTGCTGTTGTGACTGCTGTCAATATGACGGCTCAAACGGTGAGCTGTCAGCCGATGATCAAGGGCACGCAAACCGCCAAGGATGGCACACAGTCACAGGTATCATTGCCGTTGCTGGTGGACGTGCCAATATGCTGGCCGAAAGCCGCTGGTTTTGCTGTAACGCTGCCAGTCGAAGCTGGTGATGAGGTGCTGGTAGTATTTGCATCGCGTTGCATCGATGCGTGGTGGCAGTCAGGCAGCGAAGGGAAAGCGGTCGAAGATAGAATGCATGATCTGTCCGATGGCTTTGCAATATTCGCGCCAACATCGCAGGCTAAAAAACTGGCAAACGTGCAGACGGATGGAATCGAGATCCGCAACGAGGCACGCACGACGTATTTCAAAGTGACAGAAACGGATATCTATGCCAAGTGCGGCACGATGTATCTGGATGGCATATTAGACCATACCGGAAATACGACGCACGTAGGCGATACCACACAGACAGGCAGCCAGACTAGCAGCGGTACTATTACCGGCACGACTGATGTCAAAGGCGGCGCGTCAAATATATCGCTCAAAAACCACGGGCATTTTGCGCTTGATAATGTGACACCACTGACAGGGAAGCCGATGCCATGAGGGTACGCCAACTTGACAGCAATGGCGATATGATTTTCGGCCATCAGCAATACGACTTTTATCGCGATGTGCCAGAAGCCCCGGCGCAATGTGTACAGACGCGCCTGATGTTCTGGCAGGGTGAATGGTATCTGGATTTGTCAGATGGCACGCCGTATCAGGGTGGCATACTGGGCACAAATACAGAATTGACGGCTGATAGTGTTATCCGTGACCGCATACTCAACACGCAAGGCGTGACGGGTATAGCGGACGGCACATATAACAGCCAGCTAAACAGAGACACGCGCCGGTTAAGTGCGGCTTGCACAATTGATACGGTATATGGCACAGCAGAGGTTACGGTTTAATGGCAATCAGCGAGCTGATCTATATTGATTCGACGGGGTTTCATTATCCAGACTACCCGACGATTCTGGCATTCTACCAGTCGGCATACCGTGCTATTTATGGTGCAGACGTTTACCTTGAGGCAGACAGTCAGGATGGGGAGTGGCTGGCGATTCAGTCGCAGTCTGTCTACGATGCATGTGTGGTGTTTTCGGGGATATATAATTCATTCTCCCCGTCGTTTGCTATTGGCGACGGGCTATCGCGAAACGTGGCAATCAATGGGATTGCGCGTCGGGTGGCAACGTATTCCACGGTTGATTTGTACATTGTCGGCACGGCTGGCACTGTGCTCAATTCTGCAAAAGCGCAGGACAATAACGGGATCAAATGGTCTATCCCTGATGGCAGCACAATCGGGGTCGGCGGCACGCTGACAGTCACAGCAACATGCGACACTATCGGCGCGGTATCGGCTGGCATTGGCTCAGTGGTGACGATTGCGACACCGACACGCGGATGGCTCACTGTCAATAACCTGTCCGCTGCCACAGAAGGCGTGGCGGTTGAATCTGATGCAGAGCTTCGGGTCAGGCAGGCACGCTCCACAATGCTGCCAGCGCAGTCTGTGTTGAATGCCATAGAATCAGCGATTGCAGACGTTGATGGCGTGAGTGATTTCAGGGTATACGAAAACGATACCGGATCCACGGATGCGGACGGTATACCAGCCCATACGATTGTGGCGGTTGTGGATGGCGGCACGGTGCAGGATATCGTGGACGCTATCGGGAACACGAAACCGCCTGGCAGCGGTACTGATGGCGCAACGTCTGGCACGTTCACAGATTCGCGCGGCAATGCAAAAACGATTTATTTCGACCGGCCTACCCCGGCGGCTATCAGCGTGGATATCGACATCACGGCGCTGTCTGGTTATACCTCTGGATTTGAGGATGACATCAAGGCAGCTGTGGCAGCGTCGATCAATGATTTGCTGATCGGAAACGACGTGCTGATCACGCGCCTGTACGCGCCCGCGACACTGGCGGGCACAGCGGCAGGATTGACGTTCAACCTGACCGCGCTGGAAATCCAGAAAAATGCAGGCGCAATGGGCACGGTTGATTTGACGATTGATTTTAACGAAGTGGCAGAGTGTGATATTGCCGATATTACTATCACGGTGACATGATGACCGCCCGCACAGAGGCAGATTACACCGGTCTGATTATCAGCCAGCACGCTGATAAACCAAACTTTGCCGCGACTGTCGGGATTGCTGTCGAGCCATTCTGTGGATTGCAGTCAATGGAAACGACTGCCATCACAGCGACCACGATAGATACCGCGCGTGGGGTGCAGCTGGATTGGATAGGGCAGTGGGTCGGGATTGGTCGGCGCGTGCCTGTGCCAATAGCTGGCGTGTATTTTTCATGGAATACCACGGTCGCAGAGGGCTGGAATAGTGGCGTGTGGAAAGGAGAGTTCGACCCGACTACCGGGCTGACTGATCTGCCGGACGCTGATTATCGCGTGCTGATCAAGGCAAAGATTCTGGCGAACAATTCCAGCGGTTCAATCCCTGAGATTTATGCCATTCTGGATGCAGCATTTCCAGGCGTTGTAATTGATGTTATCGATAATCAAGACATGACGATGGAAGTTTTGTATACTATCGCTGATTTCACGCCCATAAAAGAAGCTATATTGACACAGGGGCTTATACCTATCAAACCAGCTGGCGTATCAATCACTTATACAGGGTCTTGACAAATGGCAACAAATGAGATTCTACAGTTTGCAGGCAGTGCATCGGGTGCTGAAATCCTCAGCCAAGCCGCATATTCTGCCGATGCAGACCGGACGGATGGCCATGATCCAGGGTCGATTGCACGGGCAGAGCTAGAAAACAAGGTATTGCTACAGACATCCACCATTGCCGCTGCCGTTGCGCAGTTCATGGCAGACTCGCAAAGCAATAACATTACCGACGGCACGGCAATTGCTACGCTGGCCGGATACCTCAAAACAGCCATTAAAAACGTATCAATCCTGTTTACGACTGCGGGCGGCACATCCGACGCGATAACCGCAGCATTTACCCCTGCCACTACCGCGCTCGGTGATGGCAAATTCATGATCGTACGGGCTGGTGCAGCAAATGCAACATCTACCCCGACGCTGGCAGTCGATGGATTGACAGCAAAAACCATAGTAAAAGGCAGCAATGCCGCGCTTGCATTGAACGATATTCCAGGCGCTGGTTTTTATATGCTGCTGACATACGATTCAGTGCTGGATAAATACGTGCTGAATAACCCGGCAGCCACAGCGGGCAGCGGATCGAGTAGCATCCTGCACGTGCGCGATGTGAAAGCATCCGGTTCTAACGGTGGATCGTTTGCAGATGCGGCTTGGCGAACCCGCACGCTGAATACCGTCGTGACCAATACCATTGCAGGCGCATCGCTGGCATCGAACCAGATCACGCTGGCATCTGGCACTTACAAGGTATCCGCACGCGCACCGGGGTTCCAGGTTGCAAGGCACCAGACAAAACTGGTCAATATCACGGATACCGTGGATGAATTGATCGGCTCGACATCCAATACATCAAGCGGCGGCACTGATCCGGTGCAGACTGATTCTACCGTGCTGGGTATATTGACAGTATCAGGATCAAAAGTATTTGAATTGCAGCACCGTTGCAGCTCGACAAAAAATACCAATGGTTTCGGGGCTGCCTGTAGTTTTGGCATTAACGAAATATATTCAGAAGTTTTCATCGAACAGATTTCATAAGAGGCGCATACAATGTCAGTACAAAATGATCCATTATATTCAACCGGCGGCGATCTTGGTGGCGTGATGGAGCAATCCGATTCTCCTGTGCGCGTCGAGGTTGCAACCGTTGCCAGCTCGCACCAGGCCAGTATCGGCAAAGGTACAGCGACGGCTGGCACTGCAACACTGACAGGAAGACCGGCTGGCATGGATGGATTTGAAGCTGTGCTGGATGCTGATGGCGTGGCGATTGTATACGATGCTGCGGGATCGGATGCGCAGGTTACATACACCGATATTGATGGCCGCATGATCGAATTTAAATGGACGCTTTCAGGTGGCAATGGCACATTCCTGTATAATTTCTCAGGCGTTAACCGGTAATGATATCCGGCAAAAGGCTATCCGGTCGCAGGTTTAGCGGTCGCAGGATTGGAGTTCCGTCGAATGGCGATCCATTGCTTCCTATTTTCCGCCTTTGCGGGCAGGGCTTGCAGTATGAGCCTTGGGATTTCGCGACGATGTTTCAGGATGAAGACGGAGAAATACCAGTTACAGCTGTCGGTCAGCCTGTAGGGAAAATGCTGGATAAGTCTGGATTCAATAATCACCTTACGTTTACCAATAAACCAACACTCGCACAGGATACGCTCGGGAATTACTGCCTGAGTTTTGACGGTGTAAATGATGTTGGTTCGGCTGTTATTGACTTTTCAGCTTCTGATAAATTGACGCTAGTTGCAACATTCAAGACCGCAACAGCCTCCGATTATTCCGTCATGTCGCTTGGCTCTGTTACGACTGAAGCGGGAACATTTGATTTCGGAACATACCTTGGCGGCGCAATCCTTTACAGAAGCGGGGCTGCTCCTTTCGGCGCTAGAGCAACATCCAGCCTTGGCGCTTCTGTTGTTACTGTTAGCGTAACATGCGATCTTTCAGGCGCAACACAAGCCACAGAAAACCCTGCTTTGCGTGTCGATGGTTCGCAATTCAGCCTGACTGATTACGGTTCTGGCGACACTGGTGGCGGTAATTTCGGAGAGTACACATTCAAGCTGGGCGGCGGACTGTACCAGTTTGACGGATATTTTTACGGCGCTGTTGGTTTTGATATTATCCTTACTACTGAGCAACTCGAAATAGTCGAGGCGTATCTCAACAGCAAGTCTGGATTGCTTGCGCCTTCATTCTATTCTGATACGGCGGTATTTACTCCGCAAACCACCTATCACTACGGATCGGCATTCTCACACGTTGACCTAAGCACTAGCGCCACTGATTTTGTGGTTGCTATATCCTCCCCTGTTTACGATTACTACCCGCAATATGCCTTTGTTGGCGTGTATGTCAATGACGCGTACCACAGCCAGATAGAAGCCACACAAGCAGGTATGAAAGAGTATTCATTAACGCTTGATGCAGGCGTGAAAAATATCCGGCTGGTTCATGGCTTACAGACAAACAACGGCGGCGTGTGGGGAACATTTGTAACATCTGTCCGCGCTAATGCGCCAATGACGCAAACGCAAGGCTTGACCGCGGATCGTATCGTTGCATACGGTGACAGCATTACAGTCGGCTCTGATGCAAGCCCGATTACACAGAAAGCATGGGCTGCACAAATACAGTACGCGCTCGCTTTGCTATTCCAAAGGTCTTTTGCTCTGGAAGCATGGGGAGGCAGGGCGCTGCATGATGATTGTGTAGACGCATCAGCCCGTACCGCGTTCGTTGCAAAAATCCAAGCGTATAACCCGTCCAGCTTCTGGATGGCAATAGGCACAAACGACTACGGGCTTAACCTGTGGACGGCTGCAAACTTCGGTACGGCTTATGCTGCCACACTGGACGCATTACACGCTGCCATGCCTGACTTGTACATCTACTGCCAGACTCCTATTCTTCGGGCTGTTGAAACGGCGAACGGTCTTGGATCTACGCTGGGCGATTACCGGACAGCTATAGCCACTGCTGTATCGACTCGTACGTCATTCTGCGAGCTGGTGGATGGAACTGTTTTCGTTGATATTGGAGATATTCCAGACGGCGTACACCCAGATACAGCGGGGCATGATTCTTATGCCGCTGCTGTTGGCGTAATACTGACAACTTAAAACGCATTACATGCAAGGGGAAAGGGGTGGATATGAATGACGCGCAAAACCTGGCAGGAGTCGCCGCAAGTAGTTCTGGACTAGGCAAAGCCTTTGCTGCCTCCAGTGCTAAATATGCTGCCGGCGGTCTCCTGATTGGTACAGTGTCTGCTGTATCGGTGTTTATGGCGGTAACGATGCCAAAGACGAAAGGGGATTTTTTCGCGTCAATCATGTCAACCGTGATGGCATCCATGTGTGGCGGGGCTTATGCCTCTGTGAAGTTTGGACTGTTGGCTGATGTGTTGAACGCTGCAACCGAGGCAGAGTCAATACTTGCTATGGGCGGCGTTATCGGTATTTCATTTATCTGCGGGCTGCCAGCTTGGGCTGTGGTACGCGCCATATTTATCTGGACAGAAGCCAGAAAGAATAACGGGATAGATGAGCTGTTGCGTGATGCAAAAAACATAGTGGGGAAATAATGCCATACCGCGCCGAAATGCTGCAACAATACGCATGGCTTGACCGTGAGCCCGCGCCAAAAATGCTGCGGGCTGCACTCGATCTATACGGCGTGAAAGAAACCATAGGCGAAAAAGACAATCCGGTTATCATGGACTGGGCTGCTGAATGCGGCATCCGTGGATATAACCATGACGCGATTGCCTGGTGCGGATTATTTATTGCCATAGTCGCCAAGCGTGCCGGAAAGCCGATACCAGAAAATCCACTATGGGCGCGTAATTGGGCGCAGTGGGGCAGCGATTCACCGAAAGAATTGGGCGCGGTACTGGTATTCACACGAAACGGGGGCGGCCATGTCGGGTTATACGTGGGTGAAGATAGCGACTGTTATCATGTGCTTGGCGGCAATCAGTCCGACAGTGTGTGCATTGCTAGGCTGAGAAAAGATAGGCTGATTGCATGCCGGACAATGTATAAAATAAAACCGTCTAACGTGCGCCCTGTGTGGCTTACTGGCACTGGGGCTGTATCGAATAATGAAGCGTGAAATATAGATCGCTCTGCAAATGGAAATACATGCTAGAGGACGCGGAGAGCCTGAAAACATCCGTGCGCGGCATATCCTGCAAGACAGAATACATATCACTGTGGAACGATGGCAGACTGATTTTGCACAAGGGCTACGCATGGGATGGTGCTACGTGCTGCCCCGATGTGCCAGAAATTATGCGGGGTAGCGCAGGACATGATGCGCTATACCAGCTGATCAGCATCGGCGCAATTCCAGGATCAAAGCGTTTTCATGCTGACTTCGATCTATACCGCTGGTGTAAGGAAGACGGCATGACCGAAGAATTGGCAAGCGCTGTATTATCCGCTGTCAGGGCGTTTGGTGGGTTGCATGTGTAGCGATTGCAGTGCTGGCACTTAGGCATTATTTAAATCGCGAAGCTGTTTGCGTAGAAATTGTATTGTCTGAACTGTGTCAATTCCGCAGCGCAAGCGCATAATTTCTTTTGCACAATTACAACCGCCATTTGTGTGCATTCCCTTGCTGTTGTCTCGCAATATGCAGCCTCCGTCAGAGCATCCGATTGCATTCGGTACATATAAGATCGCGCTCATGAATCACTCTCCTTTACCGCGTAGCCTTGGGCGGTTATGGCGTCAGCACACTTGTCTAAAATAACCGCGCTATCCATTCCATAAACATCTTTATCTTCCGGCAACACAATCGGCTGCGCTCTGGATGCTTGCCATGCTTGCCACATTTGATGCACTACCGTCCATGTGTAGCTATCCGGCCTGCCACAATTGCCAAGCTCAACATCAAGCGGGTATTCTGGATAGCGAGACTGTATCCACGCTTCAAAGCTCTCCCGCATGTTCATTGCTTAACCTCTGGGGGTTGGATTGGGCAAAATAACTTTGTGTATAAGATATAGTCAATTGGATAGCTGGCTTTGCAACTATCCCCGACATTAACAAAAGCGCCATTTATTTGTCGGTATGTGTCAGTTGTTCTAATAGCTGACCCAGTAATAGTCATTGCCAGATATAGCGCTGCTGCTAATATGTAATTAAGTTTCATACCCTCTCCCCTATGCCGCATGTATAGGAAAAACTGCGGCTGCGTTCGTTTAAGTCAGTGTTATACGCCAAACATAGCCAGTTGTGCAGTAGCCTGCTCAAAACGCTGTTTTGCTGCGTTAAAGTAATCTGTATCAAGCTCACACCCTACAAAATCAAACCCGCCGTAATGCGCTGCAATCGCCGCGCTACCACTCCCTAGATGGGAATCAAAAACCTTCATTCCTGGCTGCGCGTACTGCTGCAATAGCCATTCGTACAACCTCACCGGCTTCTGTGTCGGGTGAATGCGCACCACTTCTCCGGCTGTTTGGTGCCCCCAATATGGCAACACAAACCGCCTAATTGATTTCTTGTGGATGCTCGTGTAGCACAGTTCTCCATCACCAAAGGATGGCATTGGGTTCTGTTTGTCCCAAAATATCCAGTGCGTCGATGCCGGAAGCAAATCAGCAAAGAAGTTGCCTCCCCAAATAAATTGAGCTTTGGACACGCGAAACAATTCAGAAAAGTATTCTTTTGGCGGGCGTTCGCTATCCCAACCTCCAACGTAATCTTTCCGTTGTATCGGCTTCCCATCACGCTTATCAATTCCAGTGCTGCCCTTCATGCACCTATCCATTCCTACCCCGTAGGGCGGGTCAACAATCGCCAAGTCAAAGGACTTATCCGGAAGCGTTTTCATGTATTCCATGCAGTCAATGTTCAGTAATTCAATTGCCATAAATTCCCCTAGTGTTTAGCGTATAACAACGTGGTCAAGCGGACGTACCGCCGCTTACCACAGGGTTATGCGTCATCATGCCTGCCGTTCCAGTTTGGCTTTACTGGAATGTAATCATCGCAGCATGACTCCACACCGTTATCAAACGCCATATATGCTTGGCGATACGGATTAACTACTGCTTGCGCCCTGTAGCATTGTTCAAAGCTAGGACAATCACTTTTTGCGCACATTGATATGTCTGCCACGCTTATTTCCTCTGTTTAAGTGTGGTGTGTCTTACTTGTTTACGCATAACAACGCGCTCAACATCGCTCCGGCTCTGGTCGCTCATGGCATAGCCCTGCCTATCTCAGCGGCGGCACGGACTATTGCGCGGCGGGTGGCTTGTTCAGCGCCAAGGTTTTTTGTTTGACGTATCTCTATCGGGTTGTACTCTGAAGTCCTGACTACAACAAACTCCCGCTTATTGTGTCCATCTATCTCAACCTGAAGCCCAAGCTTCACCGCCAGCCTTAACGCATCGCCATCGTCTGTTAGGGGATTCCATAGCTCAAATCTATCTTCTTTGCGTTTGCGAGCATAAAAATCAGCCATCTTCTCAGTTATTTCTAAACCTGCCGCTTTAGCAGCCAGCTCTAACAGCTCGCGGTCACTCATGGCTGCCTGCCTTGGCGATGGCTGCCAATAGAGCTTTTTCTGCTTCATTCCATGCCCACTCCTGAGCCGCTGGAATACCTTTTTTCTTACAGTAATCCATTTTCCAGCACCATTTATCCTCAATGCTCATAGCGCCTCCTGTTGCGGCATCAATTAGCGCAAATCCGTTTCCTGTAGTTGGGTTTTCCTGCCATATATCTACAGCACCAACCAGCCCCGCCACCTGCTCGGATAGCGCGGCGTTTTTTTCTTTCAAATCGCAGTAGTTTGACCACAACGCTATTGCGCTTCCGGTGAATAATTTACCTGCCGCGCCTTCTAATTGCTCATTAGTTTTGCCAGCACACGCATTCACGCAGGCGACGATGCGGGATGCGTCATGCTCATCATCGCAATATGCAACTATCTGCTTGCAGTTATCTGTAAAGTCTCTCTGTTCAATAACAAAGTCACAGCCGCGCATATACTGTTCTTCTTCGTCTGCTTCTCTGTAAGCAAGCGGCTCTGGTGTATGTGTCATAGCGCCTCCGCTTTGGTGATGGCTGCTGATACGCATTTGTAAATCGCATCGTCTGTTCCGTCCATGCCTCCATGTATCAGCGTTTGAACGGTTTGAAGCGCCTCCAGCAAATCAGCACGGCTATCCAGCAGCGCAAGTATGTTGGCAGGGCAGGCGGCTGCGATGTAGGCGGCGTTGGAGCAATCTTCTTCGCTTAACGGTTGCCTAGATGCAGTATTTTTTATTCTCGTTATTACCCGATAATCTTCAGGGTCGGCGTTACTAAAAATAGTAATTTTCTCAACATTGGCTACCCTTAAGTCCATCAATTTCCAATCACCCTGCGTAGCAGCCAACACCAGCTCTCTCAGTTTTTGCGTGTTCATACTCTCTCCTATGTTCATCTTACGGCCTCTGATAGTCGCAGTGGTACAAATACCATGCCAGCATGAATAGCCCGCTATCCTCTACCGGCAAGCCTTCTATAAGCCGTACAAGGATGTCCAATAGCGCAAACTGGTTGGTATCTGTCAGGTCGGCTACCCACAATTTCGGGTCTTGCC